TGGCATCCCCATGGCCGTCCCGCTCGCACCGGATACCAGCGATGAGCTCAAGGCCGCCATCGGCCAGCTCTGGCAGTGGTGGAACTTCCAAACCCTCATGACCATCATCCCGCGCTACACCGCGGCGACAGGCGAGCTCCTGGTAGAAATCATTGACGACCCAGAGCGGGGCAAAATCGGCCTCTCCCTCGTCTGGCCAGCCTACGTGCGTGATATCAGCCTCGATGGCATGGGGAACGTCAAATCCTATACCATCGAATACACCGCCTATGACCGCCAGGAACGCCGCTCCTTCCTCTATACCCGGACCGTGGACAAGGAGAAGTTCGTCACCCTCAAGGACGGCGAGCCGTTCGACTTCTCCGCGCCTCCAGAACCAACTGGCCAGGGAGCGCTCCACAGCGTCATCATCGCCGGAGAGCCAGCCACACCGCCACGTGGCCAGATTCCCAATCCCTACGGCTTCGTCCCCGCCGTCTGGTTCCGCCATCACCACTTGCTCGGAGAACGCGGCGAGCCCGCGGCCTTCGCCATCCTCCAGCAACTCGACGAGATCAATCAACTCCTCAGCCACTGGCTCGATAAGGCCCACACGATCCTCGAATCTCCCATCCTCGTCAGCGGGGCAACCGGCGGTACACTCGGCTCGGCGCTCAAGAGCATCACGGGCATCGTCCGCCGCGGGCCAACCGAGGAGGACAACCCAGACGTCTCCGAGCGGGAGACACAGAAAATCCTCGAAGGCCCCCAGGGGGCGGGCGTCCACACCATGAGCATGCCAGCCAGCGACGCGGCCGAGATCGTTGACCGCCTCATCGCCAATCTCGAAGCTAAAGTCCCCGAAATCCAGCTCTACCGCCAGCTCCGGCAGATGACCCAGTTGACGGGCGCAGGAGCGCTCCGCGCACTCGGCGACGTGGACCGCAAAACACGGGCCGTCGCCGCGGGGTACGACCAGCAACTGATCAAGCTCCTCCAAATGTCCATCGCCATTGCCGGCTTCCGCGTCAATGAGGGCGCTGGCGGCTGGGCCAGGCAGACCAGGCAGCAACAAAAATTCGCCATGTTCGGCCTCGACAGCTATGAGGAAGGCGCGCTCAACTTCGATATCCTGCCGCGCTCGGTCGTCGCCGAAGCGCTCAGCGAGCGCTTCCAGACCTTCATCATGAAGAAGACTGCCATCCCGATCATCCCGGACCGGGAGCTGGCCATCGAAGCGGGCTACCCGCCCGACGTCGTGGACAGGTGGATTCGCGAGCGCGGACAGCGGGCTGGGCAGGCACAAGCAGAGGACAACCAGCACAGGGCGCCAGCTCAGAACGGCCAGGAACCGTCACTCGAAGAGCGCCTGAACCTCCTCAAGGCCATCCCAGGGCGGCCAGGCGCTCCGCCAGACGGCCCACAGCACGGCCAGCCCGTGCAGAATAGGAGGCGCGGACGGTGAGCGGCGATCACGAGGCCATCATTGAGCTTCTATCGCACATCAATGAACAGCTCGCGGCCATCCGTGGCCAGCTTGCCGCCCTCGTCACCATCGCCATGCTCAAGAACCAGCAGGAACTGCGGCAGCAGGCCGCCACGAAGACCAGGCATGTCCTCGAGGCGGACGGTCCAAGCTACCTGCGGTTTGCCCTCCCAGACGGCGCGTGGCTGCGCGTCCGCCTAAACAGCGCCAGGCAGCCAGACTCGGTCATCATCGAGGACAAGGACGGCATCGCCGAACAACTCGATCTCAACCAGGCGCGCCATCTCTTCCCCGATCTCCCCATCTGGGGAGCTGATTGGGAGGGATAATGACCGGGGGTCTCCGCGCACTCGCGGCCATCATCGCCCTCTCCCAGCCTGGCATCACCGGTGATGAGGCGGCCATTGCCCGCCGCATCATTGCCGGGACGGTCACGCCAGAGGACCGCGGTACCGTGGCGGCGATGAACGGTGACGGCGAACCGCCAGAACGCCAGATCATCATCGCAGCGCTCAGGACAGCCACTGGGGACACCTGCGGCCTGGCCGATATCAGCCGGCTCGCCCGGGAGGTGGACAATATTAAAAGGAAGAACGGGGTACCGGTTTGACAACGCATGCAACGGCGCGTAGCATGGAATCACGCGACACGAGCGGATCATTCGTGGAAGATGAACAGGACCGGAAGGAGTAGCCACCGTGAACGGCGATGCCGCCAAGCCTCAGCAAGAGGAGCAGCAGGCGCAGCAGCAGCAGCAGCAGCAGCAGCAGCAGGCGCAGCAGGCGCAGCAGCAGCAGGCGCAGCAGCAAGACAGCGATCTCGGCCTTGATGCCCTGCTGGCATCTGACGGCGGCGAAGATGAAGCACACGGTACACAGGACGGCGACGGCCGGAACCGCGTCTTCACCGCCGAAGAAGTCGAGGCGATCATCAAGAGGCGCCTTGCGCGGCAGCGACAGAAGCTGGTCCAGGAGATCAAGAACCAGGTTCAGCAAGAGATTCTTGTCGAGCGGGCCAAGCAGCAAGGCGACCTCAAGGCTGCCGTCGAGGCGCTCGAACGGGAGCTGAACGAGCTCCGGCCGTCACGCGAACGGCTGCGGCAGTTTGAAGAGCTCGCCGAGGCACGCTACCAGGCACTGCTCAAAGAGCTGCCCGAGCCAATCCGCCTGCTCGCCCCGGATGACGACACGCCGATCCTGGAGAAGGAGCGCTGGCTCGTCACCAAGGCCATCCCAGCGGCGCAGAAGCTCAAGTCTCGCAACGGCGCGGCAACGCCAGCACCGGGGAATAACCCTGCTGACCCACAACCAAGCACGGCGAAGAAGGACGATATCGTCCAGGATATCATCCGGTCCTACCAGGCAAATCCCATGTTCCGTCCACTAATCTAGGAGGCTCAGACCACCATGGCTGAAGTCAGCAAGGGCGTCACCCCCAGCCTCTCCACACCGGTGCCCAGGCCGCCCGATCTCATCGTTGGCCTGCTTGCCGGTGAGGACATCGCCGCGGGCGACGCCGTCTACCTGAAGAACGATGGGAAGATTTGGAAGGCAACCGGCGCTGCCGCGAATGCCGCTGCCAAGGTGATTGGCTTTGCCACCGGTGCTGCCAAGACCGGAGAGGCCGTCACCGTCGCCCGCGTCAATTCCGGCATCATGTTCGGGTATAAGCCACAAGTCAGCGGAACCGATGTCGCTGCTGGCACCGCGCTCTATCTCAGCGGCACCGTTCCCGGCGGCCTGGCTGATGCGGCCTCGACAGGAGGCACCGCGCCAATCGCCATTGCCATCGGTGACGGGCGTATTATGCTCGGCAGCACGGTGCCGTAGAGGAGTGTGTGAGCAATGAACCGGTACGGCACCCTCTCCCTGCTTGATACGTTATCCGCGATTGACGCCGATAACGTCTTTACCTACGGCGAGGACCTGTTCTATAGCCAGGTCGAAGCCCTTCTCAACGCGCACAACGAGATGACCCGCGATATGCTGGGCCTGCTCGCAGAGCGCACCACGCGCCACATTGACCGCATCGGCGCCGACCCAGCGGACGGCGACATGGTCGAGGTGGACGAGTTCGGCATGGCCGACGTCAAGAAGTCCGACTTCAAGGGCTACGATATCGGCTATCCGCTCCGCCTCTACCAGTACAGCCTCGGCTGGACCAGGAAGTACCTGGAGACACGGAGCGTCGCCGACCTCGCCGCCCAGCTCCGCGCAGCGACCGCCGCCGACATCAAGAACCTCAAGCGCCAGGCATCCATCGCCCTCTTCCGGGCAACGAACACCACGTTCGTTGACCGCCTGATGACCAACCAGACGATCCCGATCAAGGCCCTGCAAAACGCGGATGGTACGCCCATCCCGCCAGGACCGTTCGGCGACACCTTCAATGGAGCGACCCATACCCACCTGGTTGGCCGGGCTGGAGCCGCGCTCGCTGCATCTGATATCACCGCCCTGGTGAACAACGTCGTGGAGCACGGCGTTGGCGGCGGTGAAGTGATCCTCCTCATCAACCGCAACCAGGAAGCCACCATCCGCGGCTTCACGGCAAACTTCGTGCCGCTCCAGGCGCCACTCGTTGAGCCAGGACCAGGGAGCACCGACGACATCGCCGACCGCGGCCGCAAGCTGGCCGCCTACCAGATTGATGACAAGATCATCGGTATCTGGGATGGCTTCGTGCGTGTCTGGGTCAAGCCCTGGATTCCCAACAACTATATCGTTGCCCTCCTGGTCAATAGCTCGATGCCCCGCGTCCTCAAAATCCGCCGCAGGCCACTTGCTGGCTATGGCGACCTAAGGATGGTCGCGGAGAACGAGGCGTATCCGCTGAGGGCGCAGACGATGGAGCGCGAGTTCGGCGTCTCCGTCTGGGGACGCCTCTCCGCCGCCATCCTCTACGCTGGCGGCACGTCCTACGTTGCCCCGTCGTTCTAATCGCGTGGCGGGCGGTCACCTGACCGCCCGCCCTCATCCAAGAAGGAGAACTACCCATGCGCACAACACGCCGGGCAGCCGGCGACCAGGTGAACACCGAACCGCTGGGAAACGAAGCTGGGAGCGCTGACGAGCAGGCCGCGCCCATGGTCTCACCACTGTCACCGCAGGAGATCGCCCTGATTGACACCGATGCGCTCCGTGCACGGCAATATGCAGCGGTCCTCGAAGAGGCACGGAGCCTTGGCACAAGCAGCACGATACCCGGCGGGCGGTACCTGGTCAATGGAGAATGGGTGAACGCCTACGGTGACAAGATCAATCCCGAGACGGGAGACGTGATCGAACGGCGCTACACACCGCCAGATGCGTCCTTCCTGCGCTAAGGATGGTGAGACGTGAACAGGACGGAAGCCCTGTCCTGGCTGCAAGCAAACGGCTTCAACACCCTCATGCAGCACGTGGAGCGTACCACGGACGATACCAGCACCGGGTACGCGCCAGCACTTGACCGCGCCTTCGCCATCTATGGCCGGGCGCACGGCATGCCTCCGCCCTACACGTCCATCACGACCAGTGATAGCGAGGATGAGTGCTTCACGGCCTTGCTGCGCGCGGTCACCTACGATCTGGTCATCACGGGTGCCGCGGCGCTCGTGGATACCAGCGTTGATGCGCCACTGACGAGCACCAAATTCTCCCAGCTCTTCAAGCAGCTCGGCGCGCTCCGCGACGAGGCTTGGCGCATGGCAGCGATCTGCGGCTACGAGTCCATCCATGACCGCATGCGCGGCCACGTGTTCGATCTTGGCTTCCTTGAGCCGCCAGATGACCAGGAGACGGTCACGTGACAGCCAGGATGGCCTATCTGGTTGGCAGGCTAACCACCATCCAGGAGCGTGAGTTCAGCGAAACCTGCACGATCTCACGGCACGGCACGGTGGTAGCAACCGATGTCCCGTGCCGCATTCATTCTGGGCGCCTCTTTTCCGAGCCTGGCGATCCCCAGGACGCCAACATGCGGGCAACATCCGAGTTTGGGCTGACCATGCCCAAGACCACGGATGTCGCGATTGGTGATACCATCACCGCCCGCGGCGGCGAGCTCATCCTGATCGCTGGCGAGGTCATGAAGCACGACACGTGGGCAACGGCCACCCGCGTCTGGGCGACCAGGCCCAAGAACACGACACCGATGGTGACCATCACCCTCTGGCGGTATAACCCGGTCACTGATGACTGGGAGACCGCTGGCGCACACACCGTCCAGGTCGTTTACGACCGCAACCAGCCACAGGAACCGCCAGTACGCTTCTCGCCAGCGGCCTCCTCGCGCCTCAAGGGCGGGTGGCTGATTGGCGACCTGACATTCAATCCAAAGGTTGGCGACCGGTTCACGCTGGAAGGCTATGCCTGCACCATCAGGGAGGTCTACCCGCTCCAGCCGCAGCACATCGAGGCAAAGTTCTCGATGGACATCTCTGGAGAGTAGCCGTGGCATTCAAAACACGCCGGGCACGTATCAAGCGCAGCCGCGAGGGGTTCCTCTCTTTCGGCGTTGAGATTGACCCGGCGGTCAAGAACACAATCGAGAACATCCGCAGGGTACGCCAGGCGGTGATTGATGGCGTCTTTGACCTGGCGGTCAATCTCGTCCCCGAGCTCGAGGAGACGGCCAAGGAGAACGCGGAGTGGATAGATCATCCGGAAGAGCACCCATCTGCCCGCTATCCATCCTCGCTGACGGCGCGGGATAACATCACCGCGAACGTATTCAGGCTGGAGAACAGCATCCTCATCACGCTCGGGCACTCGCCAGAGACGATTATGGTGACAGCGAAGGGCCGCGTCATCACCTACGGCGGTATCCTGGAGTCGGAATTTCACGGTCCCTATGCCGTCTTGCAGCCAACCATGAGGGACTTTGCCGACGAGTTCCGGCATCTCTCCCGTGGGGCAGCCGTCGTTGGCTATAAGAGGCGTGGAGGCAGCCAATGACACAGGCCGTGGATACAATTGCATCCCGGCTCCGGAATGATCCCATCCTGACCGGAACACTCTCGGGCGAGTCCTATACCGGCATTCTCAAAGGCGGTGTCTGGACCAGGAGGCTGAAGCGCGAGCCGCCCGGCGAGACGCCAGAAGCCTTCTACGCCAGCTCGCGGGGCAAGATCATCAAGCCATCGGCAGTGGTCCTTGATGGAGGCGAGCAGCGTCACCAGGCCGTCACTGCCATCCACGGTGCCTACCGCCAGATTATCCGCATCTACCTCTACGCGACTGCCACCCAGAGCGGTAAGGACGCGATTGAGAACGCCTTCAAGCGCATCTACGAGTTGCTTGACTTCTTGGCCAGCGGCTGGACACTCGGCCTCACCGCCACCAGCACGGGGTTCCTGGTGTTTCAGGGCCGGACCGGGCTGGCCGAGTCAGAGCAATTCAGCGAGGCGGTCTTCGATATCCTCTCGTTCGACTTGATCGCCAGGCATACCGTGCCCGAGGTCTAGGGACACGAGCCCCGTGTCCCTCGATGAGAGTGCACAGCAGTCAAGGAGGATCACCGTGAGCCGGATGTTGAAATGGGTTGGTGACCCGCCCGTGTTACAGCCTGATGGATGGCGCGTCGCCAACTGGAGCTATGAGAACCGCCGCAAGTTTCCCGTGAGCCTTCCACCGAATCATCCAGGCGATACCCAGCGCATCCTTGGACCGTCCGATGGGCTCTCCCGGTCCTACATCTGGTGCAACGCGAACGGCTTCGTGGCGGAGGTTGAGGACCATGATGCGATGATCATCATGCAAGCCTGCCCGCACGAGTTCAAAGACGTGACCATGATGCCGCCGGAACAGTGGCCTGATGTACGGAATGACCCGGTCATCAAGCCGAAAGCACCAGGCGGGAAAGTGCTGTATTATGGACGAAGGTAGGCACGGCGTGCTCCTCCAGTGCCCGTCACAAAAGTGGGGAGTCGCCACCAACGCCACGGGAAACTTCCGTGTGCGGTGCCGTGGAAAGTTTTGCCGCGGTCCCAGCGGCACGGTCACGTTCCATACGTTTGATTTGGCTACGGGAGGGATCGTCCGCACGGACGTCGTAGCCTATCGCAATCCAAGAGAGTTGCTTGGAGGAAGCCATGTCATACGGTGAGCTACCTTTCGGATGCCGAGATTGCAAAATCAGGCCATTTGGCACAGCACCAGCGCAGAACGTCGACGTGCCGCGCATTCGTACCGTCGAGCTGAACGTCACGCGCAACTCCACTGACCTCGAGGGCGATGACGTGACAGTGGCGACCCACACCTTCGCGAAGTCCCTGGAGGGGAGCATCGAAGAGGGCGGCATCAACCCGAACGTCCTCGTCATTCTCGACGGTGGGACAGCAACCACTACCGGCACCACGCCCAACCGCATCACAACCTACAAGGTCCGTGGCACAGACGCCGAGCAGTACTTCATTCTTGAGGCGCAGATGTACGCCGACGACGGGGGCGACACGCACTTCATCGCCTACAAGGTCAAGGCGACGAACGGGCCGAGCTATTCCTTCACTCAGGGAGAGTTCGCGCTCACACGCTGCGATCTCAAGGCCATCTTCGACGACTCGGTCAGCCCGAGCCGGCTCTACGATATCGTCTTCAACGAGACCATCACGCCGATTCAAACGAGCTAGCGCGTGAGTCTCTGAGCTCGTAGGAGAGCGTATGACAGCGGAACGTGACCAGCAGAGGGACGGCAAGCGCCGTCCCTCTGCGCCGATCAGCCCGATCGCCAGCCAGTGGGCGCGGCATGCCCAGAAGCGACTCAGTGCTATCGTTGAGCCCGTCGAGCTGGCACTCCCCAGCGGCCTGGCGGTGCGTGCCCGCAGGGCGCGGATGGTTGACCTGATGCGCCTGAAGATGGTCCCCGATCCCTTTACCGCCTCTGTCAGTGACTGGATCGCCAAGCTGGAGTCAGACAATCCAGCCATGGCCGCCGAGGAAGAGATCAAGCAGGACATCGTTGGCGCCGTCAAGCGGTTCAACGATGTCCTGCGTGGCATCTGGCTGGCATGCGTCGTTGAGCCAGAGTTCACCACTGACGAGAGCCGCGCCATGGCCGTGGAGCCGCCATTCCACGTTGATATCGTTGATTCAATGGACCTGCTCTATCTCTACCGCTGGGCGCAAGGAGTTGACGAATCCATCGAATCCTTTCTTCGTGAGCAAGCCGAGATTATGGGAGGCGTGGTCACTAGCGAAAGCGTATCACTGCCGGCCAAGTGATCTCTTCGGGCTCACTGGTCCAGAAGATGAGTGGCTGGCGTACATGGTGGACCGGGCGGCCTACTACTGGGGGACATTTATTGACAACAGGATCAATGCCACCAAACGGGTGCCAGCACCACCGTACCGAAACGAACGGCCAACCATCGAGGTCCCAAGATACACACCCGCTGAAATTCGTGCGATGATCTATGGCGAGGAAGAAACCGGGAGCGGACAGTACAACTGCGCTGCACAACCATCCGGCGACATGGACCCGTATGCAGTCGAGCCTGAGCCTGACCGCATTCCGGACAAATACCGGAACCAGGATCAGGTGATTCAGGCCCTCATCAGGATGAAGCCGTAATGGCCGTCGGTCTTGGTGCTGGAGTCAATCTCGGAGCCTTCACCGCCTTCCTCTTCATTGATGGAAGTGGCTTGCAGCGTGGCCTTATCCAGGCGGATAAGGCCATGTCGCAATTTATCGCCAAGCAGCAACAACTCGCCTCGCGGACAGCCGACCTCGATATTGCCAGGACAGCCGCCGAGCAGATGAAGCGGCTCAATGACCAGCTACGGTCGGACCGGTTCGTCTCGTTCCAGGCAGAGGCGTCACGGGCAGCGGCGAAGGCATCGGCGGACATCGCCACCGCGTTCCGCAGGCGATCTGATTCGCTCCATGCGTTCGCTGTTGCCTCACAGATTGCCGGTAAGGCCACGGCTGACCTTGAGAAAGAGATCAACCAGCTTTCCAGGCAGCGGGCGGACCTTGAACGAAGGGCATCCAAGCTGCAAGCCAAGGCCGGAAGCTTTTTGCCGACTGGCCCTGGCGAGCGGTTGCAGATGCAGCAGCTTCTCGACAATCTGCGGCTGATTGATCACAACATCGGTCTCACGACCCAGCTCCTGCAACGCAGGCAAGCCGAGCTGGCGAATGTCCGCTCGCAGTTCAAGCAGTTTGCCGATCAGGTTGCCCAGTCAGTCGTGCGGGCAAACACCCTGCAAGAGAAAAGCATTGACAATCTCCGGAACAAGCTGGCCGCACAGCTCAACGCCTACAAGAACCTAGCCCAGCAGGCTGGCCCAGAATTTACCAGGCTCGCTGACAACATCGACCGCACCGGCAAGCGTGTCATCAAGGCCTCCATTGAGCTGGGCAGGGCGCGGGCGCAGATGTTCGCCGCCCAGCGGGCCAGGGCTGAGGCCGGGCCTGACGAACTTTCCAAAGCGGTCAGGCGTGAAGAGCAGGCCATGGCGAGGTTCCACGCAGCGCTGGCCGCCTTCCGCAATGCCAGGAGGGCACACGCTGCGGCAGAGGAACGGTTTGCCCGGCAGTTTGAGCTCGCCACCCAGCGCCGAATCCAGGCCGCAGAGCGCGAGAGCCGCCGCGTCCAACAGGCGATCGAGCAGGAGGCACAAGCGGCCAAGGCACTGCGTGATCAGCGCCTTGGCGCGGCCTTCAGTGCCATCCAGGTCGCTGCCTTTGCCGCCGGTGGCGCTGTCTCTGGCTTCACGCGGTCGCTCTTCGGCTTCAACGAGGCCATGACCAAGGCGGCGGCGATTGATGAGGACATCGCCCGCAACTTTGATGATGTCTCGAAGCGCGTCCAGAACCTGGCAATTCAATTCGGCAAGTCCCCTGTAGACATCGCCGAGGCCCTAAACACGATCGTCCAGGCCGACATCAAGGGCGCTGACGCCTTCAAATTGCTCGAGGTCGCCGTCCGCGCTGCCGTTGCTGGATTCACGGATGTGAACTCGGCGGTCAAGCCACTGATCGGTTTCGTCAATGCCTACGGTGCCTCTGTTGATGAAGCGGCCAGGGCGTCCGACATCCTCTTCCAGGGTGTCACCGCCGGCGTCTTCACCTTTGAAGAGCTCTCGTCACAGCTTGGAGACAACCTCTCTCTCGCCGCGGGACTTGGTGTCAGCCTCGAAGAGCTGGCAGCCGCCTACGTCGTTCTGACCAAGCGGTCGAACAGCCTGTCCGAGGCCACGACCCAGGTCAACGCCATCATGAATTCCTTCCTCAAGGCGAACGAGGAGTTCAACGAGCAAGTCAAGAAGCGGACTGGGCTCTCGGCGGCGGAGTTCTTGCGCCAGAAAGGACTCGCCGCATCGCTCAGGCTCGTGGCCGATATCTTCGAAGAACTCGGCACGGAAGCGGCAGGGAAGCTGACTCCCAATATCCGGGCGTTACGCGGTCAAATGGCTCTCGCCGTTGGCGATGCGCGCCAGTTTGCCGACGAGCTCGACAAGATCATGCAGGCGCAAGAGGGTGCTGGCCGGACCACCGAGGTGCTCAAGCGGCAGATGCAGTCCACGGTCTTCCCCGTGCGCCAGGCACAGGCTGCGATCCAGGTCATGGGCCAGAACCTGGCCGCCTCCATCGCGCCAGGGATCGTCCTGGCCGCGAAGGGGCTGCAATTCTTCGCCTCGATGATCATCAGCATCAACGACCTGACGCACGGCGCGGTGGGTATCTTGCTGGGATTGACAGCCTCCACGCTCGTGGCGACCGCGGCATTTACGCGGATTGCCGTTTCGACGCGTGATGTGGTTCTGGGCATCCGGGAGATGATCAAGTGGCTGCGTGCATCGCAGGCTGCGGCCACGGCGACATCGCGGGCGATGCTCATCTTGCGCGCGGCCATGACACCCCTGGGGATCGCCACGATAGCACTCGCCAGCGTGGCCGCCATTGCCGTTCTTAGTCACCGCAAGCAAGAGCAGGCAGCGCGAGACTTGAAGCAAGCCTACGAGGAGCTTGATCGTGCCACAAGCAAGCTCCCGAAACGCACGGACATCACCGCTGATGAGGCGCGGCGGCTGGAAGAGACACGCCAGAAGGTCATCAACCTGATTGAGATTCTGGACAAGCTGAAGAAAGAACGCGAGGAGGCCGCCGGTGAGTCAGCGGACCTCCAGTACGTCGAGCGCCAGGTGACGGTCGCCTTCGATGAACAGGGCAACGCTGTGAAGACTGCCAGCATGGGATACAAGGACCTGCTGGAGTCAGTGGACACCTTCCTCGACGCCTCCGAAAAGAAGCAGGTCCTGGCCGACCTGGCTAGCCTGATCGAGACGACCGGGATTGACGCCGATCTCCTTGCCAAGAAGGTTGATGAGCTAGCCGCGCAACTGATGTCAGGGAAGATCACCGGCGATGAGTTCGCCCTGGCCCTCCATCAGATGGCGCTCAATAGTGACGAGTTGACGAAGAAATTCCGCGAGCAGGAGAACGGTGCGATCCGAGTCGGTCAATCGCTCGTCTCGATTACCGAGTTCTTTGGCACTGACGCGGCGTCGCGGACGGAGGCGCTAGGGTCGGCGCTCAAGTCTGCCGCGCAGAGCGTGCTCACTCTTGCTGGGGTCCTCCCTGACGTGTCGAGCCCGCTGGCATTCATCCAGAGCCAGATTGGCGGCCTTGGCGAGACAGCGGTCCAAACTGCTGCCAGGCTTGCCGAGCTTGGCAAGATTGACATGACGGACACGGAGCGGGAAGCGCTCCGCCTTGCTGCGACCGTAGATAGCCTCAAGAAGAAGATTGACGACACCCGCCAGGCAATCAATGAGCACCAGTCGGCAATGAACGACTGGGAAGGCATGATTACCCTCCTCAACGACACGGTCGGCCGGCAAGGGAACGGCTTCAAGAATCTCCAGGAGCTGGCCGCCAGGTACGGCCTGACACAGGAGGAGGTCAACCGCATCCAGGAAGCGGCGATCTTCCTCAACGAGCGGGCCAAGCTTGGTATCGAGGAAGAACGGCTGGCAATTGCCAGGAGCCTGCCAGACCTGGCGCAATTTGTCGCCCAGCATGATGCCGCGGTCAAGAAGTATGAGGAGCTTGACCCAGCGGCACGTGGCGCTGCTGAAGCCATCAAGGACGCCAAGAACCAGGCCGCCTTGATGACGGTGATCATGCTCAAGCTGGCCCATGCTCTTGACCCTGAAAACTTCCCGCAAGAGATGGTCACCAAGTTTATCGCGGACATCAGCGCCGCCGATCCCGTGGTGGCCGCGCTCCTTGACCGGTACGGGATGATCCCGGACGAGGTCAAGACGACCATCTCGACGGTTGTCGTTCCGCGGACATTCACCTCCATCGAGGAAGTGCAGAAAGCGATAGACGCCGCACGGGCCAGGCTCCAGTCCCTGTTGAGCCAGCCGGAGTCTGGCTCGACTGAGCGCGCCATCGCCATCATCGAGGACCAGATCAAGCAGCTTGAGCAGATCAAGCACGACATCGAGATCGGCGTCATCGTCGAGCCGAATGAGTTGCCGGAGCTCCAGTCTGGCATCCCAGATGTAGTCAAGGATGGTGAGGATGCCGCGGCCCAGTTGCAGAAGGCGTGGGATGATGCCTTCGAGGCGATGAGTGATGATCCGGCCAAGGCATCCCGTGGCCTGGCCGAGGCGATCCCCCAGCTCCTGGAGACGACTGGGGTGATCAAGGATTTCTCTGACCCGCTCAAGGCCCTGAGCCAGAACTTCGGGCTCGCCGAGAAGTCCATCTTCAAGGTTGTGCTGGCCATGGGCCGGCTCAAGAATTCGCCGATCGGCCTGGACCGTGCAGAGAGGCAGGCGCTTCGCCTTGCGGCGAAGCTGGAAATGGTGGACCGTGACCTGGAACGGATGAACGACGAGGTTCAGAACAACATGGACGATATGTCCATGTGGCAGAACCGGATTGACCTCGTTGACGAAACGATTGGCAAGGCAGAGGATGGATATGACCGGCTGAACCAGCTCCTGGCCACTGGCCGGATCACGCAGGAGGAATACAACAAGATTCTCGCCGCTGCGGTCTGGTTACGGGAGCGCTCGGTTGGTGGCGTGCTGGACGAGCGTGCCGAGATTGCCAAGAGCCTGCCCGCGCTGGCAGCCTACGTCGAGTTGCATGACAACCTTGATGGAGCCTACAAGAGACTGACACCGGAGCAGCAGGGCTTCATTGCCGCCCTCCAGGATCAGAACACGCAGGTCTTGCTCTCGACGGCGCTCATGATCGCCCAGCTTGAAGCGCTTGGCGCGGCCGCACCTGGGGCGACCAAGAAATTCGTCGAATTTGCCTCGGCCTCGAACGAGGTCTTCCGGGCTGTTGCCCAGGACCTTGGTCTCCTCCCTGACGATAAGAATGTCATAGTTGATGTCTCGATCGTTGATGATGTAGCCGCCTCGCTGCGGCAGCAGCTCCGGGACCAGCTCCAGGGCGAGCCTGTTGGCAGCGTGGACGTGACGGCAAATCTCGTCCTGCCCGAGGAGTTCACACTCCCGGAGCAGGTCGCGGTCAACGTCGATATTTCTCCGGCCACCACGGCCTTTGATCAGCTCGCGGCTCACGCCACCGAAGTCCTCTCCCAGATTGTCAAAGACTCTCCTGCCTATGGCCTGGGCACGGGGATTGGTTTCTCATCGGGGATGGCAGCGGGCATCGGTGACGGGGGGAAGACGGTTGCCGATGCAATCGCCACGATGCAGCGCACGGTGCTTGGTGAGGCAGCGCGGTCCACGTCGCGGTATGGCGAGGTGGCCGGGGTCGGCTTTGGGTTCGGTATTGCCCGTGGCATCCTTTCCAACCCGTCGCAGGGTGCGGTCGTGGCAGCAGCGCGGTATGTGGCCTTCCTCGCCTACACGAGCGCCCTGGCAGCCTTGCAGATTCGCTCACCATCACGGCGTGGCCACGAGGTCGGCGTCCGCTTCGTCGAAGGGATTGCCGCCGGCATTCAATCATCAGCCATGCGCGTCACCCGGTCGGTGAAGGATGTCGCTGACGCGGCTGCTGGAGCCTTTGAGGCAGCGGTGAAGCCAGGCTTCTCCACGCCACTTGTCCTTGCTCCATCGCTGGCTGGATCGGCTGGACAGGGCCAGCGGGTGATCAATGTCTCCATGCCGTTGACGGTACAGAACACGATTAGCGGCATGGAGAGCCCTGAGCGGGCAGCGGAGATCATCACCGATAATGTGTGGCAGCGGCTGTCTGGTGGGATCAACCGGCTGATCGCGCAGATTGACGGTGCGGTATGAGTAGCTTCGATGGCGTACCATTCAAGGTCATTCCGAAAGATGGATGGTTCCCGGAGGCGGAGCACGATGCTGATGGTATCCCGCACTACCAGTGCACCGCGTGGTTGAGCTCGCAGAGCGCGTTGCAGGGCTTGCGCTCGCGTATCGCCTTCGTCACGGTCAAGCGTGGCCGTGGCGCGCTCGCCTTTACGGTCCACATCGAGGCGGGATCGCCCGGGGCGCTGACTGTGCCTGTCCGTGGCGGTATCCAGCAGACGTACACGGCTGTCCTGGTTGGCCTGACGAACGTGCAAGGATACGGTGGGATGAAGAAGGACCAGTTCATGGCTGACCTTGACTTCATCATCACGAGCCAGATTTAGCCATGGGTATCCGCAAGTACTGGCATCGCATTCTTGCCGGGACAACGCCGGTGCTCCTGGAGAGCGAGGACCCGGTTAAGATCAACGAGTCGCTTGAAGACTCGGCGACCTATGTCGCGGAGTTTGCTGTCACGGCGATCAACGCGGCCACGTATCTTGGGCAGGCGGTCACGATTGACCAGGTCAGGCTCGATACCGTTGGCGGCATCCTGGACATGCGGCGCCAGTTCACCGGAATCATCAGCATCCATAGCGCGGTTGGCTTCCCGCACAAGCAGACGGTGACATGCACCGGGAAGCTCGCCAAGTTGAGGAAACGGCGCCAGGGGACGGATTACAACCTGACTGGGAAGACCGATATCCAGGCGGTCAAGGACCTGTTGAACCTCTGTGGCATTAGCTACACGAGCGGGGATATCGGCGGCTGGGGCTACCAGCTTGGCCAGGTCAAGCCGGTCTACTGGCGTGTTGGCCAGCCAGCCATCGAGGTGATTTCGGAGCTGGACCGCGTCTTTGGTTGTGCCACCATCGAGATCGGGGACGGTCGGGTCGTCAGGTTTCCCTATTCCAAGGTCCCAGCGGATTACTCCAGTGGCCACTACGGCGGGTACAACGTCCAATGGCGCTTCATTGCTGGCCAGGACAACGTCTTTTTCTACAACGACGAGCGCAACCGCGGATCGGTTGATGACATCCAGAATTACTGGCGCGTCGAGGGGCTTCGCTGGACGGATTCCAATAACTGCGAGCGCCAGGTCATCGCCGAGGCGTACGCGGATCATCCCGTCTATGGCGCGGGATTCACGGCCGGGCCAGAGACGTTTAGCTCAGACTTCATCCAGACCGAGGAGCTTGCCAAGGCGATCGCGATACGCTTGATGCGGTGGTATAACCGAATCCCCGACATGGTGCGCATCGAGACGGCGAACATTGCCACGATTACACCGGGCGACCTGATATCAGTCCTTGACCCAGCGCAGTCGCTGGATTTGGCAACGGAGAAAACCTACGTGGTCGTGAATGTCAGCCGGGAAGGCGACTTGATGACCATTGAGGCCGTTGGTGGCGACCCTGGGCCAACCGGGACGGTGACGAGCAAGATCGAGGTCTGCTGCGGGACGCAACGTGAGGATGGGACGTGCACGGATAGCGGGACCAATCCTGGACCGGTGAGCGGTCCAGCACCGGATACGCCGCCGAATTCTGGTCTTGGTCACTGCGATCCGCTTGCAGATGCGACCTGCATTCCCGGCTCTGATTACCCCCTGATCAATCCGCCGAACATCTTTGATCCGCTTATTGGGTGCTACCGCAACGGGAGCCTGACCGAAGATTGCTCGTATGGGACCGATGATCAGCCTCTTGACGAGTGCCACACGGGCGGGACGCAGATGACGTCATCGTCGGGGACACCGCCCGCTGATGCATGCGTCTTGTCGGCATGGCGGCCACGCACCTACAGCAGAACGTATCCAGACGGCTCTGTTGCCAACTGCAAGGTGCTCGCGAACTGGCGTGAATACGGCGGGTCTGGTCATATCTACCGCCTGAACAATGGTCTCGTGGACGCGATCGGAATCTACCAATCGTGGGCATCGTGGACACTCTCATCAGAGATGGATCACACGCTCCAGAGCCCGGCAAATGACATCACGTTCGGCGCGCCGCTTGCGGTCACCGTGAGCGGGACCATTCACTTTTTGAAGCAGAATGCGAAGGTAGACATAATATTAGAAACTGGCGGCGAAAGCGCAGGTGTCACCTTCTATGCCGACCCTGGTCTCACGGTCAATGCTCCAGGCCGGCCGCAGGAAGTGTATGGCATCACCGCGAAAACGGAAAACGAGGGGCCTCTCCTGGTCGGGACATGCCCCCCGAATACATCTCGCGGCGCGCTCTGCCGGAATAATGGTGGCTTGATGGGGAGCCCTGGGTTTGGCGCCGTCCCCTTCAGCGTCACCTTTGACGAGGCGTACCAGCGCGGCTGGGGGCGGGTCATCGTCTCGTCTGGGATGGGTGGCGGGTATATTGCCCACAACGACTACCTGAATCCAGAGACACCATTGCCAGGCGAGCCCTCTGACCCGCCCCATCCGTGTGCGAGCACTCATACGGAACACCGGCTACTCATCCAACTCTCGCCAGGCGATGGGTCTACTGACATGCAAAGCCCTGCGGTCTATATCACGAATCTTGTCGTTGGTTATCAGACCTGTACGCCGAACCCCAACTACATCAACGTACCATCTGACATGGGATAGCAGATGAGTGACAGGTGGCGCACAACTGAAGATGATGTCAGCCGCGACATGGCCAGGCTCGTCAAGGTACTGACCAGAAAGAAAACCCGGACTGTTCGTGCGCCGTCGGACTCCGGAGGCGGCATGACCAACCCCATGACCACGGCCGGCGACCTGATCGTTGGTGGCCCAGGCGGGACGCCACAGCGTCTCGGGGTGGGGACCAACGGCCAGATGCTGACGGTCGTGTCGGGCGCCCCGTCCTGGTCAGACCACACGCACCAGAATGTTTCCGCAGGTCTGACAGTGGTGCTGGACGGCGGCGGGCAGGCAATTGCCACAACGCAGCCCAAGCCGCTCGTGCGGGTGCCGTTCGCGTGTACCGTGACCGCCTGGTACGTCAACGCCGACCAGGCAGGCAGCATCGTCGTGGATGTGCAGCGGGCAGCATCAGGCACACCAACCTCGTTTAGCTCGATTGCCGGCACGGAGAAGCCCACGCTCTCGTCGCAACAGAGCAATAGCGACACGAACCTGACCACGTGGACAACGGGCCTGAGCGAAGGGGACTGGCTCCGGTTTGTTGTGGAAAGCGCGGCAACCGTGCAACTCGTGGCTGTTGCACTGCACTTGCAAAGGACGGTTTAGCATGGCATGGCTCTTCGGGGATAGCTTTCATCATCTGGCAATCGGCGATCTCTCCAAGAAGTGGACACAGGTTCCATCAAACTCGTCCATTGAGAGCACGAGCCCGCGCTTCAGTGGCGGGAAATACATAGAGTTTGCCTCAGCATCAAGCTACCTTCGCAAGACAGTTGGCAGCAGTCCAACGCTCATTGCTGGCGTTGCCTTCTACACATCGGGCCTCACCAGTAACGATCTCAACATCATTACGTTCTTCGATGGGTCAACTGAGCAAATCAGCCTAAGGCTCACCTTGGCATCGCAGACACTGTACGTCTCGCGCAACGGAACGACGCTCGCCACGGCGTCCATCGGATTGAACAGCGCAACCTGGTATTACATCGAATTCAAGGCCACCATCCACAATACCGCTGGCGCTTACGCTGTCCGTCTCAACGGTGCAGCCGTTCCCGGCATCCCCGATGCAACCAACGTGAACACCCGGGGCGGCACGGCCAACAACTTCGCCAACGCTGTCGGACTCCACGATAACCGCAACCACTTGAGCAACGTGTTCCGGTACACCGATTTCTACCTCCTTGACAACAGCGGTGCATCGCTCAACGACTTCCTGGGCGATGTCCGGTACGACGTGCTCTACCCGAGTGGCGCGGGAACCTATGCCCAGTTCACGCCGTCTTCGGGGAGTAACTACGAGAATGTTGATGAGAGCCCGGCCAACACGACGGATTACGTGACAAGCACAGCAGACAATCAGATTGACAGCTATCAATTCGCCGATCTCTCTGTCTCCGCGGCGACAATCCACGTGGTCGTCGTCAACGCGTTCGCCCAGAAAACCGATACTGGCGCGAAGTCGCTGGCCATCTTCTGTAAGGCCAGCGACGGCAACGAGACCGCAGGCCCGGATCAGACGCTCGGGACATCGTGGCTTGTCTACCAGCGTGCGCTGGCACAGGAGCCAGCGGCTGGCGGTGACCGTCCATGGACGGTAGCGCGGGTGAACGGGTGTGAGTTTGGCGTGAAATCGAGACCGTAGCCATGGCGGAGACACAAGTTAGCCAACTTGCAACCGAGGCCTTGGTCCAGCCGCCGTCACAGGCGCGCATGAGCCAGGTTGTGGCCGAGGCACTGATCAAGCCGCCGTCACAGGCGCGTGTGAGCCAGGTTGTCGTCGAGGTTCTGGTGCCCAACGTGCCGGTAACAGCGCGACCGCAATCTGCGGTCATATGGGTAGGAGGATAACGATGCCACACCCACGCGCCACGGAACCGTCATCACGTGGCTGGGAGATGCTTGAGCTCGCTTGCCGGGAGGGGTTGACGCTGCATGGTGTCGCGATCCGACTGGGCGTCAGCAGGCACACGGTGAAAAACACACTGCAGACCGTCTACCGGCGGCTCGGAGCGGCCAACATCGCGCATGCCTGCTATATCCTTGGCATACGCGAGGCGCGGATAGGTTGGAAGCCAGATGTGCCAGCGTCACGCGCTGACGATGTGTGAGCACGGAAATGAGCGAAGGCGAGCTGATAGCCGCATTGGTAGCAGCGATATCCGCGCTCTACGGGGCGCTGCACATGGAGATGCGGAAGCGGTCGGAGGACTGGAAGGAGCTGTATGAGCGCGAGCGGTCAGAGAGGGTGGAAACGGCAATGCTGGCACTTGATGGTATTCGCCAGGCGAACCAGGCACTTCAGCAGATAACCAAGGCGCTGGAATACTTGCCAAAACGCCGAGAGGATTGGCAGAGGTGAGGAATGAGGATCATGATCGAAAGCCCGCGGAAGCGGAAGGAAGTCATCGAAGGGCCGTCGCTTGACGACATTCGCACGGAGCTTGCGCAACTCACCAAATACGTTGAACACCTGAAGGACATCGTGTACCGTCTCAACGATCCATTCCCCAACGGGAAGAGCGGCGCACACTCTGCACCAGTGAACGGCACTACCCACAGAGAGCACGCGGGAACGCAAGGAGACAATCCATGCCTGTCATGATCCGGAACATCAACCGCATCGCTAGTGAGCGCGGAGATGTCCTAGCTTGCGCGATCAGCACTGGCCAGATCGCGGTTGATGAGCTGTTGTTCGCGCTTCTTGAGCGATAGAGGAGGTAATCATGCCAGCGGCAGTTGTTCAGGCCAAAATCAACACCGGAACAGGGCCGACGGTCAGCAACGCCGAGGCCGGGATTGGCTTCGGTCTCGCCGATGCGGTCGACGCCGGGAGCAGCCCGGTCACCAAGCCAACGTCGCCTGGGACGAACTACAGCTACTACAAAACGCTGCACCTGGGCGTGGACACGGCGGGAACGACCACGATCTCCGACAGGAAAATCCGCATGGCCAGCACGCCAGCTACTGGCCTGTACCTGTTTTTCAAGGACGGCGGCACGACTTACACGCAGGCTACGAGCAGTAATAAACCGCCGGACGACTCCGGCACCAACGGCGCCGTCCCGTCAGGGTACACGGCCATGAGCACGTCGTTTCAGACGTGGGATGCGACCGCGGTCAGTAGCGGCACGACCGGTCGCAACGGTAACTACGTGATCGTGGTATTCGGCGTCGGTAACAACTACACGGGCAGCCCAGGGCCGGCAGTGTCCCTGCCCAACATCGAGTTGCAGTACCTGGAGAGCTAGCCATCATCCGGCCATACCAGGCCGGGCGCTGGAGGGAGGCAATACCATGCTCGACCTCAATGCGATCACGTACACGCTCGCGTTTGCCGATGGGACAGAACTTGGCGAGCCTGCCGTGCATGAGCGCGGCGGGTTCGCCGCCGTCTGCGCGGGGCGGGACGACATCGCCAGCCTGACGCTCCACGACGACGAGGTCTGGCTGCTGCGGGTGGCGTTGCGGCCTGGGCTGCGCCCGATCTTTGGGCGGTTGTGGGTGCACACCTTCGGGCAGGACGGGCAGCAGATCGGGGAGCGGTGGCTGCGTGCCATCTGTGCCGGGTGGCAACAGACGATTGAGACGCGCACAGGGCCGCGGAACGTCAAAACCCTCTACTGGCTGACGCGGGACGGCATCTACCTGGCCGACCGGGACCTTGACGAGATCACCGGCTAGGAGGCGCCCGTGGCCATCACCCTGAAATCCGCGACCAAATTCAGCGGGTCCGCCTCACCGGCGACGTTCAACAAGCCCGCCAATCTCGCGAATGGCGACTTCCTCTTCGTCGCCTTTGCCACCAACGGCAGTCCCGGCACGATCACGGTGCCGTCGGGATGGACCCAGGCCTTTGCGATCACGTCCGTCACCAACCCGAAGACGTTTGGCTATTACAAGGTCGTCACTGACGCGGCTTCCGAGCCAGCCAGCTACTCATGGACGTTCTCGACGTCCGTTGCCTGGGGCGGCGGCATTGCCTGCTACAGCGGGGTGCACAACACCACGCCGCTCGATGTGACTCCTGGAACGGACGGTAGCGGCACAAGCTCCAACTCGCACGTGGCGCCATCTGTTACGACGCTGAGCGATGGCTGCCAGCTTGTCTGCGGGGCCTCGGCCAACTCCAGCACCGCCACGTACGCCCCGCCATCGGGGATGACCGAGCGGTGGGATACCGCTTCGGGCAAATCGAACACGATGGCCGACCAGGCGCTTGGTGCCGCCGGGGCGACGGGGACGCGGACATTCACCTGTGCCGCATCGCGGGCTTGGAACGCCTACACCGTGGCCCTGCGCCCATCCGGGGTCAATATCCTTGCCGTCCCTGCAACCGCGGGCGTCGGGTTACTGAATGCACGAGCCATCCCGGCAACCGCGGGCATTCGCGTCTTCCAGACCAGCACGGTTCCGGCAACGGCGGGTATTCTCGCCATCCAGGCGCGGGCTGTTCCGGCTGCTGCTGGTGTTGTTCTTGCTGGCTCGCGCACTGTTCCGGCGACAGCCGGGCTCCAAGTGCATCAGGCGCGCACCGTCCCAGCGGCGGCTGGCATCAGGGTGATGCAACTCCGCGCCATTCCGGCAACCGCTGGCATTGCCTATCTCAACACGCGCACCGTCCCGGCAACCGCTGGTGTCCAGACTCTGCAAGCCCGTGCTGTCCCGGCGGCAGCGGGTATCCGGGTCCACCAGGTGCGGGCCATTCCGTCTGACGCGGGTATCCAGATCTATCAAGATCGCACCGTTCCATCAGCCGCGGGCATTAGCATCTTCCAGGCTCGATCCGTTCCAGCGACGGCTGGGATCGCCGCCGCGGAAACGCTCGTGCGCACGATCCCAGCAACCGCTGGCGTCCAGAGCTACCAAGATCGCTCCATACCGGCAACGGCTGGTATCGCTGCGCTGGCCGTGCTGGCGATCCCAGCAGCCGCGGGCATTCGCGCGGTTCAGGTACGAGCGATCCCGGCGACTGCTGGCCTGCGTGTCTACCAGGCTCGCGCCATTCCGGCAACCGCGGGGATTAGCATCCTTCAAGAACGGGTGGTGCCCGTAACTGCCGGTGTCAGTGTTCTCCAGGAACGATCAGTCCCGGCGGCGGCAGGCATCCGGATTCTCCAGGTACGAACTGTTCCGGTAACCGCTGGTATTGATCATCTCAACACGCGCACCATCCCAGCGGCCGCTGGCATCCAGTCTATTCAGGCGCGGGTAGTCCCGGCAACCGCTGGCGTTCAGGTCTGGCAAGCGCGAATCGTCCCAGCGGCTGCTGGCGTTCGCGTCCACCAGGCCCGCGCCATTCCAGCAACTGCTGGGATCGCCGTCACCGGAACGCTCACACGCATCGTCCCGGCCGCTGCTGGCATCATCGTTATGCAGGAACGATACGTTCCTGCAACGGCTGGGATAGCTGTTCTGGCGACGCGGGCTATCCCCGCCACAGCTGGCATCCAGCTTCTCCAGGAACGAACCATTCCGGCCAGTGCTGGCATTCGCGCAACTGGCACTCGCCAGGTCCCCGCCAGCGCCGGTATCGGTCAGGTGACGACACGGCTTGTTCCGGCAGCGGCTGGCATTGTCCTTGCAGGAACGCGGATCATTCCGGTAACGGCTGGTCTTGCAACCTGGGCATCGCTGAGCGTACCTGCGGCGGCAGGAATTGATGCAATTGATGAGGCGATGTACGATGCAGGCCGTCCAGCGATGTCGGTCATTGCCGCCAACCGTCTTGCCCTGCCCGTGTATGACTCTAGCAGTCCAGCGATAGCGTCAATCGTCGCCAATCGTCTTGCCACGCCCGTGTACGGTTCTGGCCGGGCAGCATCAAGTCCGTATGACAGCAGGAGGGTACCATGATCAAGTGGCAGGCAACCGACCTCTCCGTCTCGCCACCGTCGCGGCAGGTTGGGTCTGCTGACAGGCTAAAGCTGCAATTTGATGCCGGTGAGGCTGTCACTGCGGGGACGGTGAAAATGATCCGGCTTGACACCGGCGAGGATGTCAGTAGCCTGATCGAGTCTTACTCCCTTGCCGGACAGGTCCTGACCGTCATCGTTTCCGGCATGGCGCGCTCGGTGGCTTACGAGCTTTCGGTCACGTTCACCGGCAGTGACGGCGTGCGCTGGACGCGGACGCTCGTCCTGGTCTGTGTTGCGTAGCCATGAGGAATCTGAGCATGTCCACATCGAGCGCGTGGATGACGGCTGTGAGCATTGAGGTTGATTCGTGATTTGCTATCATTGGCCATGGTTGTCAACCAGTCCACCAGAGAGAACGTGCGAACGCAAGGAGACAATCCATGCCTGTCATGATCCGGAACATTGCCACGGCGTCACGTGATCATGCCCGCTCGCTGGCGCGGCAAATCCCAGCCAAGCGCTTGGCTGACGTGGACCAGTACATTGACACGATTTGGAAGATGGCACCCAAGATCGGGATTGACCCCGCTGGAGCTGCCGCACAATCAGCGCATGAGACGGGCGGCTGGACGAGCGAGCTCTGGGTGAGCCATCTCAATCCTGCTGGGATGAAGACGGCAGACGGCCGGAATTACCAGGCCTTCAAATCTGGCGAGGAGGCGGCGCTTGCCCAGCTTACGCATCTCAATATCTACCTGAGGGGCTGGAAGGGCGCCCAGCAGATGATCCATTACCTGATGCTCGATGAGCGGTGGTTCGCCCCGCTCGTCGCTGGCCTGGTCCCGCCGTTTGCCAAGACGTACCACGATCTGGCCGGGCGGTGGGCTGAAGATGAGTTCTATGGCGAGAAGATTGACGGGTGGTACACGAGACTGGTGAAGGCGGTCTCGACGCCGCAGCCGACACCTGGAACGAACCCGCCGCCTGGTATCGTCTATCACCCGACTGGGAACAAGTGGAGCCCGAGGCTCGTGGAGCGTCCGGTCTTCGTTGTGCGTCATATCACCGATGACCTCAGGATCGAGAACACCATCAACTGGTTCCAGAACCCCGCGAGCCAGGCCTCCAGCCATTTTCTGATTGACCGGGATGGGACGATCCACCAGTTTGTCAGCACGCTTGATGCGGCCTGGACGAATGGTGACGTGAAGAACCCGCGGGTGGACATCCCGGCATTGAACCGGGCTATCGCCTCGGGCATCAATCTCAATCACTATTGCGTGACGATTGAGCACGTGGCGGACCGCAATTCTGGTGTCACGGATGAGCAGGTGAAGGCGAGCATCGAGCTCGGGAAATACCTGAATGACCGGTATGGCATCCCGCCGCACCGGTACGGGCAGCTCCGGCACAGTGATATCAACTCGGTTGACAGGCCCTACTGTCCTGGTCCGATGTTTCCGCTCGACCGCATCATCCGCGCGCTCGGCGGTGATCCAGAACGTCTTCAATGATGGACGAAATGCGTCAACGGTATGAGGAGCACAGGAAACGGATGCGGGAGATATGCGACCGGTGGCGTCCGTTGATCGAGAGGTATGAGCGCGCGCTGCGTGCTGGCATACAGTTTGGGAGTGGCAGCGATGGTAGAGATTACGGCATCGGCGGTGGTGATAGCGGCGATCGTCTCTGGCCTGGTGGAAGCATACAAGCTGGCGGGGATGCCGAAGCGGTACGCCCCGCTGGCATCGGTCCTGACGGGCATCCCAGCGGCCTATTTCGCGGACAAGGGTGGCCTGATTGACGGTTATGACGGCAACGTGGGGAAGATCATCATTGGCGGAGCGGTGACCGGCCTGATCGCCAGCGGCCTCTACGCCAACGTCAGGATGCCATCCAAGCAGTAGGCGGCACGGCCAGGAGAAACTGGCTAGCGCTGTCTAGCAGGTGGACGGGGACGCTTCGGCGTCCCCGTCGCCTTTTCCCTCCTGACCAGGTAGGTTCCGGTCAGGTCGAGCGATGACAAGAGCGACGTGGTGAGCTCAACGCCACAGGCCGCGCACCGCCCCGTCCTGGCATCGTAGTCATGGGCCTTCCTTATCCAGCAGATGATCCGTTTCATCATTGCCGACCTCCTGGCCGCGCACAATTGACACGAGACGCTATGGTGTGCTATCATATCACCGTTGGTGGTAGTATACCAGGAGCTGTGCAGGTAGAGCCGGGAGAGCGCGCCGTGTGCGGCAAGCCAGCCGTTGCAGGGCATAACGGCGAGACAAGCGGCATCTGGATTTTCCAGCGGCTTGAAGGTCTTTGCGTCACGTGCGCGGCACCGCTCTGCATGGACGGCTTCCTGCATGGAGAGGAGGAGATGTTCGGCAAATCCAGGCAACGCGAGGCGGAACGGACGAAAATCAACGAGGAGGAGAATCAGCATGCTGAAAGTTGACAGGGCGATTCTGGTTCTGGTGTCAGAGGGTGCTGGCGACGATGAGCGGTCCATTGCCATCCGTGGGAATGACATCTGGGGCGCAAGCCAGACACGCATCTTCAAGGGGTCGGTCCTTGATGGATCAACGCCACTGGATGCGCCGATCTTTCTTGATCACGAAGAAGTGAAGAGCGTGATGCCGTTCCCCGGCGTGTATGACCTGCATCATGACGACGGATCGGTTGTGTTCAGCATGGACATCCCGTCGGGTTCCTGGCGCGGGCGTGCGATCCATGCGCCTGGCAACCGCGTCTGGCTGCACTACGACGCGGTCATTAGCGCTATCAGGACATCGAAGGGACTCAAGTCCCTGACCGTGCGGGCTGGTGACTTACTCAAGGCAGCAGCATTGATGGCGCAGGGCACAGATGATCCTGATGCACCGGTGACGCTCTATCTCCCCAACGAGACCCTGCCGCTCTTGCTCGTCCGGCGTGCTGGGCAAAACGATGAGCGCGTGGCCGCCATCTCCAGGATGGAGAAGGCCAAGACGCAGGAACCGAGGCTGTGGAAATTCATCGGTGATGCGCCGCGCCTTGAGGACTTAGAAAAGGAGTAGTGAAACATGGGTGAGAGCAAGTTCGACCCAACACTCTATATCACGCAAATTAGCGGCAAGGACTATCTGGAGACGAAATACCGTCTCCTCTGGCTGCGGACCGAGTATCCTGATGCCATCATCGAGACCAACCTGGAACACCTTGACGCCGGTCCAGGCAAGGCGATGGGCGGCAAGGAATCGCCGCGCGCCATCTTCTCTGCCAAGGTGACCCTGCCCAACGGCGCGTCAGCTACCGGGTGGGGCTCGGAGACCGCCTCGGATTTCACCGACTACATCGAGAAGGCCGAGTGCGTGCCGGTCAACGTCAAGGCCGTTACCAAGACGGGACCCCGGTCTTACCACGAGCTCCAGCCAGGGGAAGACATTCTCGTCTACGACATGAACAGCAACAAGACCGTCTGGGCGCCGCTCCAGCGCGTTGTTGTCTACAACAACGCTCCTGTCAAACGGTTCACCGCGGCCGGGATTGACATGGCGTGCACTCCGGACCATTCCTGGGTCGTGGAGTCGTGCGATCCTGCATGTCCCAGGCGTGAATTGAAGCCGTTCATGAACATCGCCAGGAACAAGAATCTTGTCCTGGCTGCACCGCATGATGATCAGGGCAACACGGACATTATTGACATGACCAGTGATGAGGCCGCGCTGCTCGGGCTCTTGCTGGGCCGGTCCAATCTGGCCGCCAGTCTTGATGGGCCGTTCGTCATGCGCGTCTCAAGCCGGCGCGCTGATCTTCTCACCATCCCCCGGTCGTTTGCCCATGTGGTCAGCAGGAGCACGCTGGCGACGAAGCCACGGGAGATTGCCGGCCCGTCAGGGACCAAGCGGGTTGTGATTCCCGCTGGGAAACAGGCCGTGTTTCTCGTGCCCACAAAGCTTGTGCGCAGGCTCCTTGACCACGCTGGCATCAAGAAACCAGAGGACTTCCTGTCGCTCCCTGCGCGGTTATCGCCGGAAGCGCGTTTCGTGATGATGCTTGAGATGGCGAAGTACTACTCGTCATCATCATCAGTCGTGATGACGAACCGTCTGGAGATTGCCAGGTACACGTGGATGATGCTCGCGGTGCTCACGGGACACTCGGTGCATCCCCGCATGATCTCTGGCACACGCCAGGCATTGGTGCTGGGAAAGAGCCGGGTGACGACGCGCCACCTGAAGGCGATCGAGTCCGTTGAGGCAAAGGTGTGGTGCCCGCAGACGGAGTACGGGACCTTCGTGGCGATGTCCGATGATGCTGCCTACATCACCGGGAACACGCGGGCGCTGGGGCGGGCGCTCGCAGCGCTTGGCTTCGGCACGCAATTCTCTGGTCACGAGTGGGGAGGCGAGACTGAGTACCAGGCACCGGTTGACAGCCCGGTTGAACGGCCAGTGCGGGTGGTACATCAGCAGGAGGAACGGGCGCAGGCGGCACCGCGCCAGCAGGGCGACGCCGCGACGCAGGGGCAGATCAATTACCTGCGTGACCTTTTGAAGCGGAAGGGACACGATCCGGACGACTACGATTTCAGCACCATGACGAAGGCCGAGGCCAGCAAGGCGATTGACCGTCTCCGGCAAGGCGGTGATGCGAGCGACCTGACGCCGCGGCGTGGGGCTGCTGACGAGGCGATCAAGACGAAGGCGCTGGGACTGCTCCGGAACAAGGACATCGAGGGATTCGCTGCACTGGTGCGGAAGGCCGCGCTCGGCAAGCACATGTCGGCGGTGATTGGCATCATTGAGGACGCCCCCACACCGGACATCATTGACCTGACGGCCGAGATCGTGGCCGAGGCTGGCGTGTTCAACGATGAGATTGACCGGGCCGTATCCAGGAGCATGGAGCGGTTCATCAACAGCGAAGGGAAGTAACCATGGAGACTGGCGGGCTTGTCGAGCACATCATGGCGCTGATGTCCGACTTGATCCGGGGCGGCGCTAATCCTGTCTACGGGACGCCGGCGAAGGAAGCGAGAGAGAAGGCCATCCGCGAGCCGTGCAACACCTGCTTGCAGGTCAACAAGACCGCGCAGGCCTTTGAGGACCTGAAGACACGCGAGCGGTTCATGGTCATTTTCTGCCTATCATGCGGGGCTGTCGAAGAGCGGCTTATCGCCGCAGATGCTTGACAAAAGTCGCTACGCTGTAGTACAATACCTCCTGCACGATAACATGAAGGTGCCACGCATGAGCAGCGGAGAACGTGTCACCGCGGCGGGCAGCGAGATCACCGGTCTCTGGGAGAACAAGGAGGCATAACGTGGCAAGAATAGAACCAGGAACCGCGGATATCCTAGGACACGCTGGCATGCAGGACAGCGAGATTCGCAGCTTCACCTGGCATGCCAGGAAAATCAGAGCACTGGCCGAAACGTACTGCACCCGCGAATTGACAGAACAAGAGCAGCGCAAGTACGGAGCGTCCAAGCAAAAAATCACTGGCCTGCTGGCAAAATACGGCCTCAAGGCACGATTCCAGGGGGACCCGCGAGGGCACGTCGTCGTCCTGGAGACAGAACAGACAAACCGCTGGGGCAACGACGGCTGGGGGGTCATCTAAAACACCAGGGGATCGGCAACCAGGCACTGCACCGGATCGCTGATAGCACCTCATCGGTACCGGTGAGCGCGGGCGTGAAAGGAAGGAACCATGAATGAGCAGTGGAACATACTGATGGACCGCGTGGCCGCGATGTACAACGGGATCGCCGACCTCTCGGAGCGCGTGGAGGCGCTCTACAGCGCGGTGATGGCCATGTCAGCGAGGATCAACCCCATGTACGGGGATGCTGCCAGGATCGCTGAGCGCACCTCGCCGGTACCTTTGAGCGCTGGTGTGAGCGGAACCACGTCACGCGCCATACTGTTGGAAAGCGCGAGCCCGCACAACTTTATCGCCGAGGTCAACGAGGCGCTGGAGAAGGAGCCGAACGCGAGGGTGGCACACTTCCAGCATGTGCTCACCCCTGACGGCACCTCCTACTACGCCGCGCTGATCATTTCCGAGTCATAACGACAGTTCAACTGTCGTTATGCATGAGCTGGTGATGATGGCCGCGAAGAGAGGGGGTGATGCCCGGCGCGGTAGGACGCATGCATAACAGACAAGAACACTGAGACGATGAATGCCTCCAGCCTGGCCCTGAGTGATGATGCACCGCGGCCATGGATCATCCTCACGGGCCATGGATCACGGGAGGATCAAAGGAGCGAGGAACGAACGATGAACCGGATAGTGTTGACCGACGGAAGTGGACGCTGGTTTGACATTGACAAGGCCGAGCGGTTTGACGAGGACACCTACTGGGACGGGCGCAACAGGATCAGCAAGGCGACTGGTTCCCAGTGGCATCACGAAGTCCTCTACCGGACCGCTGGCGGGAAGTGGATTCTTCACCGGTGGTCGCAGTGGCAGGGAGACCGCGAATCCTGGACCGAGGTCACGAACGACGTTGCGGCAGCGTGGCTGGTGACTAATGGGTACGAGCCGCATCCTGCCTGTGCACGCGAGTACGAGGCGCTTGAGATCGCGTAGCGTCAAGATAGCCATGGAGCTGGCGGGTGCTGGTGCACCCGCCATTTTTGGAGGGCGGACATGGCAACACCAGGGCAAGGAGCCGGTGATGTTGCGGCCCATGCCAGCACGCCAGACGTCTTGCTGGCCACGGTGATGCTCCTTCGGGAAGCATGTGAGGAGACCCTGGCCGCCTACCGGCGGGTGATTGAACGCCTGCGCGATCCGCGCCTGCGGAATGGCGTCAGTGCATCGGAGCTGATGTTCCTTGGCGAGCGGTGGCGGGAGGCGGCGTACGTTGCCGACATTGCCTGTGACCTGGCGCGCTTCGGTGAGGTGACGCCGGATGAGCGGGCAGCGCTCGAAGCAGCGCTTGCGCCGGTGATGGGCAGGCGAGATGCCTGAGGCTATCCGGGAGCCACGAGGCACCGGTCATGGCATGGACACGGGAACACGGGACGCCCACAGCAGGGTGTACGTACACAGTGTACATACACAGTGTACGTACACCACCAGGCACGGTGAATGGACGCCTAGCTGGTGACCTCGCGGATTCCCAGAATTCCTTGAAGGATCAACGGAATCTCGGAGACGCCATGCTCACGGGATTGACAAATCGCGATCGTGTCCGCGGACAGTCCGCGGACAGTCCGCGGACTGTCCGCGGACAGTCCGCGGACATTTGACAATTACCGAGACCGTGCCATGATCCTGGCGCTGGCCAGGGGAGGCGAAGGCTGGTGGCTGGCCACCCACGGAGATGGCCCTGTGAGGGCCTAGAATGGCCTAGGAGCGACGAAACGGGCGAAAACGATGAAACATACTATGCAGCCTGAAACGTCGCTCCTAGGCCACTACAGCGCGTCACAGGGGCAATGAGTAGATTTGCATAGATTTTCGAGGAACAGCGGAGACGGCGATGGCGTGGATTGAGTCACATACCGGTTTGTCGCGTCATCCCAAGCTTTTTCGGCTCTGCCGGTCGCTTGAGATCAGCGTCCCGGCGGCAATTGGCCACCTGCACTTGCTCTGGTACTGGGCCATCGAATACGCGGAATCTGGCGATCTTTCTGCCCTCAGCGAGGAAGAGATTGCCTCCATTTGCCTGTGGGATGGGAACCCCGGGAAACTGGTGGAATCCCTGATAACAGTGGGATTTTTGGACCGTGATGGCGAGGCGGTCCGGATTCACAACTGGGGCAAGTACACTGGACGTCTCCTTGCCGACAGGGAGCGCAAGCGGCTGGCCAGGGCCAAGGAAAAGCCAGAAACCCCAGCAGTTTCCAGCAATTCACGCCATGATCCCGGTGGCAAGCCACGGCCTCAAGCCCAAGACAGCCACGGGCAGCCCCAGGCTCGCATCACGCGCACGCGTAACGCACGCGAGCACGTCAAGAATAGTAATAGTACTAGTACTAGTAATACTACTAATAACGTACTTAACAGAGATGTTATTAACAACGAGGAGGTTATTTTTAGAGGGTGTGGGAAAGGGGGTGTGGGGGAAAACCATTTCGGTGAAACTCACGTCATTGAGCCAGTCACTTCTCAGGAGCAGGGAGAGGCCTCTCAGGCTGGCGGCCCTGGTCCCGGAAGCGAAACCCTGGTCCTCCAGAGCCCAGTCAGCCGGCCAAGGAAGGTCCTGGCTCACCCCCTCCCGGCCACCTTCTCGGCGACCCCGGAGATGATCGCCTTCGCGGCGAGGCTGGGGATGACCAGGGACGAGATCGAGTACGAGACCGAAAAGTTCCGCGACCACTTCCTGTCCAAGCAAACCGAACGCAAGACGGACTGGGTGGCCGCCTGGCGCAACTGGATGCGCCGGGCCAGCGAGCGTACCCAGCGCCTAGGGCGTGGCCTGTCCCGTCCAAGCCATGACTCCGCGTTCCGTCCCTGGCAGGACGGCTCGCCCGCGTCCCGGACGGCGGCGAATTTCGAGCGGGCCATGAAGCGGCTCGGCCTGGACGGCGGTGATGACGTCATCGAGACAAAGGGGGACGTCCGGTGAACGAACGAAACAAGCGAAAGATCGCCGCCAAGCTCAGGGAACTCGCCTTTGCCTTCCCTAACCGCGAGATTCCGGAAGAGACGGTCGTCCTCTACGCCGAACGTCTCTCGTCCCTCCCGGTTGAAGCCGTCTGCCTGGCCATCGACCGGCTGATTGACACGTCCCGGTTCTTCCCGACCATCGCCGAGATCAAGGCCGCCATGGTCGAAGCCGTGGTCGAGCCTGGCT